AATTTAGATGTATAAGTTACAAGTTCTTTACCGACAAGTAATCTACCACTATCAGGGAAATTAGTGGTATCTGGAATATAGATGACAACAGAAGATGCAGTCAACGGCGCATCTAGATAAGACATCAACTCTTGGATAGATGGAATTCCAGGATTAAATAGAGTTCCATTAGTTGTTAATGATGTATCATTCAATGTCATGTTTTCCATCCAAGTATCAACACCTTCGCTGATACCATTGAATTGTGTATATGTCAATTCAAGTTGCTCAAGAGTAATACCCGATACATTTGCATAACCAACATCTAGGTACAAGTAATCTATAAAGGAAGCTACAGTACCTCCCAATTTACCTTGTGAGTAGAATTGTGGATAAGTAACTGGATTTTCATCCAAGGCAATAACACCAGAATTAAAATATCTGGTCTTATCTGCTCGGAATGATGCAAATCCAATATCCTCTACTTCAAGGAACACTCTAATAAAAGTTGGTTGCTCAATAGCAGCAGGTGATTGTGTTGCTACAACACATTGAATACGTTTAATAATATCCTGCTCGGATGGGATTCCCATTCCAATTTCAGGAGTAACTAAATCCATTCTCCTACCAATCAATCTCGCGGTTCCAAGAGGATTAGGAGATTGTATAATAGCAACATGCTCAAGCAAGTTACGTCGATATAGATCAATAACAGATGATGTAGTTTGAATAGTTGCATTCAACCCTTCACCTTGACCTCCAAAAATAGTTCTAATTAAAGAAAATTCTGGATGGTTATTTTCACGAAGAATATTATATCCTCTAGAAATAACAACTCTTGGAGGAGCAGTATATCCAGAACCACCATCTACTAAAATGATGTCAATAATTTGACCACCATATACCAAAACTTGTGCTCTAGCACCGCCACCCTCACCATTCGTAGGAATGAAGTTTAATACTGGTGGGGTATTATAGTTATAGGCAGTAGGATTGATAAGAATACTATTTTGGAAGAAATATGTTAGTTCCCTCCTATTCCAATTCAAAGAGGTTACCTTACCAGTATCAATGGTTGTTGTAACTGACAGACCTTCACCAAGAACATCTCCGTTATAATCAGAAGAAGCAACTTTAGCAAAGAAGTTAGCAGAAGCATTACCGCCTTTACGATAATCAGTTGTTTTGGCAAAAAGTGGAGAACTAATAATATTACGATATTCACTTTCACCGTCAATCATGATCTTATCTCCTCTACGGAGAGTTGGATGCTCTTTCAGAATCTCACCACGATAGTCATAACTATCAAAAGAATCATTAGTAGGCAAGAAAGGAATATAGTTAGCTTCTACACGATTGAGAATACGTTCTCCAGCAACATTTGTTGTATATGCAATTGAGAAGTCTGTAAAACTAATTGTCAAAGGATCTCCATCAAATCTATCAAAAGTGACATCAGATCCAGCAACAAAATCAATATTTTGTGATTTTAATACAGCAATCCATTGATTTCCAGTGCCCTTTTGGATACTGATAAGTTCACCCCAAACTCTATCTCCTTGAACAACACTAGTTCTATCACTAGTATTTAAAACATACCAAGAAGACATGGTATCATATGTACCTACGCCATCAAAAGTTACAGTTGCTCTGTTATAGAAAGCATCCTGTTCATAATTAAAGATATTAAGAGTAGATTGATAGTTCTTACCATACAAACGGATAATATCTACTCTTGCACAAGTATAAGATCCATCTGCCTGTTCCGAATATTCCAATGGTTGCATAAAAGTAATTGAAGCTCCATTGATCTTGTATGACAGATCTTGCTTTTGGAGAACGCCATCCACATAAACATATGCATATAATGGATTGTCAATAGTTTTTACATTATTGTTTGAGTCATAGATTAGGTATTGATTGTTTTGAGTATAAGGAACTATTCTCTTGTCGATACCAAGTCTTTCGTATAGACCTACACCAAATCCATAAAAATATGTTTCGTTCTGCAGTTCTTGTGGAAAAGCATCTGCATCATAAAGATCTTTGTAGTTTTTGGGTGCTTTGACAAAAGCGATACGATCTGTTTTGTTTGCACTCGAAAATCTTCTGATCTCATAAGAACCTTGCTGCAATACTCCATCAAGATATACAAACAAGTCTTCGTTGACCTGTGTTTTTACAACACTACCATCTTCCCAGTTCAAATCAAAGATTCTAGTTCTGCCATCGAAAGAATCTGCAATATTTTTTAAACGCTTTAGATAACGTGCATTATCTGTATCTTCTCTGAACTTAAATGCTCTAATATATGCATTCTGTGGGGGAACAAGCTGATCTTCGGTAACTCTTGGACCAAGTGGTGGTTCAAAGAAGGAAAGTTGATTACCTACTACTTTAAAAGAATATCCTGGTCTTTGTGCAATGCCATCAATGGTCATTAAAATTTCTTGCTCATTATATGGTGTGTATGCAGTGCCAGTTGCAGCATCAGTAATGGTAAACTGTTTGTTGCCAATTTTCAGACCAGTCTGTGAGTCATATCTACCGTCAAAAGCAGGAGACAACTTAAGTTCTCTTACTCTGGTAAGAGTTTCGTCAAAATCAGATACAGAAACTGATCCTTCACCTCTAACAACTCTAGAGTCTTTTACTTTGATTATCTGTTGCTGGATAGTTCTCTTTGTAGACAAAGAAGACACTGCAAGAGGAGGACCACACAAATACATGGTGGACTTAAATGTTTTTTGATCAGAAGGCATATTAGATACACCTTCAGATTCCAAGTAGACTTCACCAAACATCTTAAATCCAGCTGGATGTGTGGTATCTTTAATTACATCACGCCACTGGTTAATTGGTGTCCTAGATCTAACAACATAAGAATAATCTTGATAGAAATTAGAATCATGAATTCTTTGATTGCTAGAACTTACCTTTCCTCTGTCGGAAGTAAATCTACCAATTGTTTTTTCTCTAGTAACAATGTTAGGAGTAAACGAAGATCTACTGATTGTTTTAATACGAGCAGTTTTCTTTTTACTCTTTCCAATTATAGTCTGTCCTTCTTTGAAAACACCGACAATATCTTCCAAACGTAGAATATTAGATCCTACTCTCCATCCATTTTGAGAAACTATGCCTTGAGCAACAATAACACCATTTACTTTCTGTTCAACAGTTTCGCCAGGTCTAAATGCGTCTAAATCAAAGGTATCAAGAATAAAAACATTAGGTGAATAGTAATTTGATCTAATCGTACTATCACTATGGAATCCAGATCCATTTGTTACAAAATTAACATTTTGTGGACGACCAATATTATCAGACACAAAGAATATCTTATTGTCTGTTTCAATAATTTCTAGTTTTGGTGTGGTGGTATAATTACCAGGATCGGTAATTCTGACTTGAGTGATGATACCATCCTTTACATCAGCAATTGCTTTAAGACCACTTCCTAGACCAGAAGAAACAACGACTTCTGGTTTGGAATATCCTTGACCTGGAGTAACAATATCAATTGAAACAATTTTATTAGTAGATATATCCCTAATAGCAGTAACAACTGCTTTGTATCCATCTGCAGGGACTACACCTTTAATAATTGGCAACTTATCATATTCAGATCCAAGATTGTCTAGCTTGATAGAATGAATCTTACCAACTGACTTGCCTGTATATCTAATATCTCCAGTTCCATCGTATTGGGGAATATCGGAAAGTTTGTAGACAACTTTTTTGTCTGTGGTATACGCAACTTCTTTTCTACCTGACAGAGGATCATCAACAATACGAAGATAAGATCCTTCAGTATCAGTTGTAGAAGAAGTCAAGAAATAGTAGTAACTTGTGAAGTTTACATCTTTTCTTGTTTGTTCTCCAATGTTTGCACCATATCCAAGTCTAATTCTCACAAATGCACCAGCATTACCAGGTTCATTCAAACCAACTTCTTTTTCTTCAGTAAAGACATTAAAGTTTGGACTAGTTGAGATATCAAGGTAAGAGTTCAACATCGAAGGATGACTTACATCAAACTTGTAGAAATAATACTTCTGAATATCTACAATAGGATTAGTGAGGAAATTTGTATTATCTGTAGAGAATAGTAGTTTATCACGAATATCATTTACAGAACCGACAGTAACAATTTTTTGTGGATTACTGGTATCAACAATTGAAGATACTGTGGTCAAAGCAACAGGACTAGTTGCATTGTAATCCCAGTTGACAATTAGTTTTTTAGTTTCATTATCGTAAGAAACAACTACTGGTGCATTGACACCAGTTCCAATTCTTGTACCAGATGCAAATCGGTAATTAGGCAAATAAGATACTAAATCTTTATTATTAGAATGGTTAACTTTGATAGTTCCTTCTTGAGCTCTTGCTACTGAAATATTTTTATTATCTGTATCTACAGCAGTAATTTTAACAATCTCGTTACCAATAGATACAAGATCATCAACTGATGCTGCAAAAGTATTAGTAACGTTTACGTCTGTTCTATCAACACCAAAACCAACAAAATCAACGTTAATTAGTGGACCAGCAGCACTTGGTGCAGGATACACTGTGATAGTTCCACTAGCTTCTGGATGAGTTACACAGACATATTGATATACACCAGGAACTGTAGGCACAAAGACAATAGGATCTGTAACAGATCCACTGTTAGTAACACCACCAGCAACTGTATAATCGATGGTAAATTGAGCACGACCATCATCTTTGAGTCCCAACTCTATGTCAGATACAACATGCACTGCATGACCAGGCATTGGTTGTAAAGTAAAAGTAGATCCTACTCGTATTTCATAATTTGGGTTTCGCTCTCCTTGATCATCTTCAAATCTGTATTGAGGTTTAAGACTACCTGGAGGGCTGTATACATCAACGCTGGTAATTGCAACACCACTGATAGTATCATCAGTAGTTAAGTCTTCACCTTCAGTATCAGCAACAAAGTAAGTGATGGCAAAATTTTCATCATCTTTAGAAATATAGATGAGATTAGTACCACCAGCATCATTTTGGAAGAATCCTCCAGGAGTACCCAGTGCTGTTACTACAGTTGGATAATCTGCTTCAGCAACAAAGAATCTTTTCTGTGCATAAGAATCAACTTCTGTTTGATTCAAATACACCATCGATAGAATCGGGGAGATGTCTGAATCAGCTGCATCTACTTTAGCAATAGCAGATGGATCAATTGTTAGGATATCGTCTGCTTTATAATTTGCACCAGCACTAGTAATAGTAATATTACCAATATTACCACTATTATCAAAATTAGCAGTGTCTACACTTACAGATGCCTTTGCTGCTACTACGTCAGATCTCGACAAAGCAGAATTAGCAAATACAAGAGGGACATCAGTATACTCCCCAGAAATGTAATCTTTACCTAAACCAAGTACAGTAGACTCACCAACACCAGTATCATCAACCTTTGCACGATATTCATTTGGAAGTAAAGTAATCTCTTGAAACTTTTTCTTCGTTACATAATAAGTTGTTTCTGTAGTAGTAGGATCTGGATCTACTGTGATGTTAATAATATCTCCAGTACCAAAATCATGATTTTCAGTTGTTTCTAGAATAGCAATAGACTCATCAACGTCAGTAATATTAATATTTCTACTTAATTGATTAATAATTACAATCTCTGTTCCTGCAGTATTACCTAGGTCAGAACTTTTAAGAATTACTTCACCTTCATTATAATTGAGGTAATCAGAAAAATCACCACTCGTAACCTTTAGACGAACTGAATTTTGCTCAACTGTTTGATTTAAGATTTCTCCAGTAGCAATTTCTGTTGTTGGATCCTCAAATAGAACTAAAGCAAGAGTTGCTCCTAGTGTATAAGAACTATTTTGAGATACTAGTAAATTGATTACTTGAGTAGAAGAATTGATTTCATATCCAGACTCGAAAGATCCCGTGATATTTCTAACACCAATTTCATTCTCGTCCGAAATGTCTCTAATAATTTCACCAGTTGCACCTGTAGTCTCTTGAGTGATAATATCACCCTCAAATGCAAAGAAACTGGAAAGAGATGTCAATAAAGCTGCTTTGGTCTCTTTAGACTCAATACTGGAGACAGTCTTGCCAAATGTAGATGCAACAATACCAGCAGCACCAGATCCACCAGTGCCACTGTCATCTACGTATATTCTTGATCCAATTTGGAATGTAGGTTGAGAATCTTCAATGCTTGTGGTATTAACAAATCCTTTACTTACAGAATCAATATACGCAACTTCTCCAGAACCATTCTTTAACGTTCCTGGAATGAATAAACGTTCGGATGTAGCAGGAATAGATCTTTGAGTTACTTTACTTTCGTAGTTAGACTTAACTGGTAGAGAATAGAAGTTCTCTCCAAGGATATAAGGATATGCAGGAGTATTAGTAGCATCAATAGTTACAAAGTATGCATATGTACCTTGTGGATATTCTGGTGTGACGCAGAATCTACCATTGTTGACATCGAGACGAGTCTTACCTGTATCAACAGTAGCAATCCATTCGTAGTCGTCTACAAACGTTCCCATGTCATATGGAGCGTCTACTGGACCATCAGTTCGACTGGATTTAAGCTGATACCCACTATTCATCCTCGCAATGGAGGACTGATCAGATAGTGGATTACTAAAACCGTAAGGACCATAGATAGGATTGCCATCATAAGCATATCCTAGGATGGGTGAGTGTGTTAAAGTGGCGGTCTCTTGGAATTGAGTTGGTGTTAAATTGTCCCCTAGTCTAAAACGAAGACGTTTGGGGTTTGCAACCACTCCGTAGTAAAATTCATTTTCTATGAGGTCTTTTATTGCAAGACCACCATTATCATCAATGAAATTAGAATTATTAAAAAATCGGTCTTTTACCCAACGGTAAATTGTGGCATTTGCAGTGGCAGGATTATTTCTTGCCTCTTCTACAATTTGTACTCGTACATTCTCTTGAGTATAGAATTTACCGCCATCAACTTTTTCAAATCCAGTAATCTTACCTTTGGTATCAACAGTTGCTCTAAATTCTCCAAATCTACCTTTTCCTGCTAAATCGGTAATAAGAACAACTGGAGGTGCTGAATAATATTCTCCAGCATTAATCAAACGAATACTAGTAATTTCACCAGAAGTTACAATAGCTTCTGCTACACCATTTCGCCCACTAACAATTTCTACTAGAGGGTCTGCTGTGTAATTCTTATCGAGACGAGTAAATACAGAGTTTACAGTATCACCGACTAAAGTTGACAAAGCTAGTTGCTCTTCACCATTAATAAGGACAAAAGGAGGTTTTGTATATCCAGAACCTCTAGAGGTCAATGTGTAAGATTCGATGTTGCCATATGCAATCTGATCCTCGCTTTTATATCCAAAAGCAATACTACCGTCTACAAATACACCAATATCTCTGAATGGTGTTTTGTATACTTCAGTGGTTGTACTGGTAGATTTTGGAATGAGCTTGAGTTGATTTGCATCAACCAAGTTAGGTTGATCTTCACCAGTAAGAATAGGTGTAGATGGATATGAGGAAGTAGCAATATAGTAATACTGACCGTCTTGATAGACAGCACTAACATCAGCCAAATATTTTTGAAGTGGAAGACCTACACCAGGATTAAGAGGAACTGAAGCATAAGCACCAGTGGTATTTACTTTCCACCTTACAGATCTAGTTGATTCGTCATAAATGATTGTATTTCTAGTTTCAAATCCAGGTTTAGAAATCTGAATCTTATCTCCTGTTTGAGAGTAAGGATATACTACATCTGGAGAAAGTTTTGTTAGAATGCCATATAGAAGCAAACTAACATCATCACTTCTTACATTAGAGTAACTAGTTACAATGTCACCGACATTGTGAATTCTCGTGACAGTTCCACGTTCTTTAATAACAAACTGTCTAGCAGTCTTTCCTTCGTACTCAATGATCTCACCATTGATCTGTATAAACCCTTCCTGGGAACTCCAACCTAAAGTAGAGTCTACAGTGATTGTATCGTTAGTCGTAAGAGAGGTCCCCAAAACCCTGTCCAGCACTGTCTTTTGGGGGATGTTAAAATTGCCATTTACAGAAACAGGGTCGATAATTAGATTATAAAGACCATAGTCTCCTACTTTACCAATTTGGATTATATTCTCTACATTAGCAGATGCATATGAAGATCCAATAGAATTCTTATCCTCTTGCTGGATAATAGTCTTACCAATCAATTTAGTGGCATCGCCACTCAAAACAATTGCTTGTACTGCAAATACAGCAGACCAATCAGATTCTGATACCTTTACGGTACTATCTTTTGGAAAGTATGTAGTTGGAATATCATCAGCTCTCTTTGATACAATAGTATTGAAGATGAATCTGATAGATTTGTTGCCACCTTTAGTTTTGTAGAAGTCTCCAATGTTCTTGATTAGGAGTCTCTTGTCTACATCATCCTTCAAGTATGCTTCTGGGAAGTTAACTAGATACTCTCGCTCAAATGCCCTTACAAAGGCATACAAGAACAGATGACTTAAGTTATGTACATCTTCACCAACATAGTGGTCTACTGCTGATGTAGACACAAATGTGGACTCATTGTGTAGGTCTCCGAGAATGGTTGTACCACTCACTCCTCTAGAGACATCTAAAAATTCTGTATCTGTTCTCTCTTTATAGAAACAGATTTCTGTTCCAACTCTAATATATCCGTTCTTCTCTGGAAATGAACTAGCATCAGCGACTACCAAAGTCGTGGAGGATGCATTTACAGTCAAAGCAACTGTAGTAGATTCTTTCAGTAAATTCTTCTCATAAAAATCAACATCACGATATGTCGTAATGTTGCTGATGATATCAAGAGGTTGACCGACCGATTCCTGTTGTCGATAGTATGCTTCTAAAATACTCGAAAAGTTTTCGTATTCAGAAACAATAAACCCAGGAAGTTGGTCTTCAATTAGAGCCGAAATCTGTGTACTCATCTATTACTCTGGATATACCGCGAACTTGCTGTTTGCAACATCTAGATCTAGATACATGTGTCTAGATGCATTAATGTCGTTGTTACGTGGGATCACTCGAACCGAGATTCTGTTGTCAAAGAAGGTTCCCTGTAAGATGGTTACATCATATAATTTGATTTCGCCTTCTTCATAATCAACATCGCCAATATTGTCGTTCAGGACAATCTTTTCACCTGTACCAGGATCCAATCTATATAGGACGATTTTACCATCCCTGTCTTCAAAATAAACAACAACATTGGGATAAGCAGTGACCTTGAATCCTGTTGACATAACAACAGGTCCATCTTCAGGACATGACAGCTTGAATGGGTTCTGGAAACAAAGTTCGTAGTAAGTAGTAGTATTGATTTGTGGATAGAAATCCTTCCTCATCATTACTGTTGTAGTGTTAGAAGTAACAGAACGATCAGCGTTATCAATTACTCCAACATACTTACTATATCTAAATTTACCGTTAAATTTCTCTGTATCAGATAGTTTAGTATACTCTTCTACTGAATTAGTAACTTTAGTTTTAATATCAGTGGGGAATTGATTTGTAATGCGTGTATTGAAACTGACTCTACTATCTAACTCTAGATACAAGATTGATGGATCCTTGATCTCTGGAGTGACTGATGCCACAGCATAGTCTTTCAATCTATCAATAATCTGCTTTTTAGTTACACTAGAAAGTGTAGCACCACTATCTGGTTTGATGACAATCTTGACTTTACCAAATTCAGGGTATCTCTCCTCTTCACCACCATATGTAATGATGTCAGATACCGCAGGATAAATCTGTCTTACGATAGCACCATAGTCCATTGCAGTAACTGCTCTGTTCTGTGTGGCATATAGTTTAGGAGCATTGAACTTAATCTTATCAATACTTTCAATTCCAGCTCCACCATCAGATGCAGAGACTGTTGTGATGTTAGTTACCGTAAGTGGGTAAGCAACACCGTTATTATCCTGCAGAACACCACTAAATGTAAATACACTAGCGCCGTTTGCTGCAGCACCACTAGAAATTAAGTATGATACCTCAACGAAGTTATTATTCTCTAGCGCAGATCCAACTACACCATCACCAAAAAAGAGTTGATATTGCTCGTCAGCATTTTCATCTACGTAATAGATCTTGTCAGATGCTCCAATATCAATAATATTGTTAATCTGATTGTAGTATGCAAACTCTGATGAGTTCTCGATAGGGAATACTTTGACACGAAGTGTGCTAGTGTCCGCACCGCTGTTCTTTAGAATGAAC